TCATTTATATAAAAATTTATGTCTCAGAAATTTTATATCTATATTTTCACATTTTGCAATAGTGTTTATAGATAAACCTTCATAATTAAGTATTATTGATTTATCAATCAATAGTTCAGCTGCAAATTGATCAGCTTGCATTTCATATTTACCTTTAACTTGAGTAGTTTTACTTTCTAGAAAAAGTATATTTAAATTACTGTGCAATATAGCGTGACCAAGTTCATGAGCACAAGTAAATAACATATCAATTTCACTTAATCTAATATTTAAGTGAATTATTTTATTTTTAGGAGCATATTGATAAAATCCATGAATAGACCCTAAATCTTCATACATAACTTTTATTCCAAGATAATCACATAATTCTCGAGGATCATTAGTCTTATATTTTTTTACTAAGTTATTTACTAAATTTGAAATTTCCAAAATTATATTCCCCCCCAAAAATATGATTAAATTTTACTAAACAAAATATAAAAATTATTTTTTATATTTTTTAGGGGTATATTTTATCTTATTCATTTTCTTAGCATATTCAATCCCATTCTGAATAGCTGATTTCAATAATTCCCAATCTTCATCATTAATAGGATTACCTGAAAGCATAAGACCTTCTTGATTTTCTAAAGATTCCAAGGTACTATTAAAAATTTTTTCAATATCTTTTTTGTCTTTGGGATTTAAATCTAAATCATCAAGAGTAGATTTTTTAGGTGATGATATATCACTTCTTCCAAGCAAATAGTCTACAGAGACAGAGAAAAAATCGGCAATTCTTTGAAGTAATTCGTTTTCAGGTATTGCTCTATCATTTTCATATTTAGAAATTGAACTATTATCTATTAAAAGAATATCTGCTAATGCTTTTTGTGTCAATCCATGTTTTTTTCGAAGTTCTTTTAACCTAATACCGAGTGTGTTCATATATTTACACCTCCTATAATTATATTATATCCATATTTGAATTAAAATCAATACAAGTTGAAACAAAATCAAAAACATTGCTAATATATCTTGACAATTTGAATTTAATTCAATATTATTTAAATATAAATGTTGAATTAAATTCAAATTAGGAGGTCGTATATGAAAGGGATTTTATTTAGAAAAATATTTTAACAGGAGTAAACTGTAATAAAGAATGAATTAGAGTAAAAATATACTTTCAATGAAATGAAACGTTATATTGAATTAAATTCAATATAACGTTGTGAAAATAAAACAATAAACATTGAATTAAATTCAAGGGGGAACTAGTATGAATATGAATAAAAAAATTGAAACTATGCTTTATAACTTTAATCAAACGAAAGTGGAGATAAAAAATATAAAACTAGATATAGAGTTATTAGAAAATGAATATGATGACGGAATTGGTGTAAATTACGTTGAGAAGACAGGAAAAACTAATAAAATTACTTCAACAGTGGAAAACATGATAATAAAGAAAGAAGCTCAAATTAACAAGTTGAATTATGCTATGAAAGTTAAAGAGGCTGAAATAAAAAAGATTGAAAATGCCCTAGAAATTCTTACAGATAGAGAAAGAAGTATTATTGAAATGAGGTATTTTCAAAAGGAAAGTAATAGAAATATTTCAGCAAAGCTTTATATTACAGAAGAATATGTTTCATCAATAAAGTCAAAAGCCATTAAATCTCTTGCGAATATATTCTTTTTAAATTCTTTTTAAAATCCTTTTAAACTCTCTTTATATAATCGGTTTTAAGAGGTGCTAGAATAATATCATCGCAGTGGTGATAAGTTATTAAAAGTTGAGTCTTGAGATAATAAATTAGTTTTTAATTTTTAAATAAGAATAATAAAGTTTGGATTATTAATTTATCACTATGAGTTATGGTTAAAAGTTTTATTAAAAAATAGGAAAGGGGTGATAATAATGCGGTGACTTTTACATTAAGATTTATAAATTCTTTGAAATTCCTTAGGATAATTTAAAAAGAAAGAATAGCCTCTAATTTAAAGTAAATAAAAATATATATTTAAATTTAATTAGCTTAATAGGATCTATATAAACCAATTCAATTTTAAAAACTAGCAACCAATGCTCTTAAACTGTAATAATGATTTTAATAAATAGCTAATAGATATTGAAAATATATAAATCAGTAGAGGAGGTAGAAATGAATATAGTAGAAAGCATCAAAGAATATATAGGAACCTGTCCTTATTTAGCAAGTATTAATGATGGTATTAATGTTAATTACTTAGGTGAAAATACAGTATCCTATATGATAGAGGAACTTCCTAGAGAACAAATTTTAAAAAAGTATATTGATGGTACTAGTCTTAGACAATATTGTTTTATGTTTGTTAGTAGGGAAGTATATGGACAAGATATAGTACAAAATATAGCTAATAGTGGATTCTATGAAAACTTTGCTAAGTGGCTGGAACTTCAATCAGAGCTTAATAATCTACCAGTATTAGATAGTGGTAGAGTTGCACAAAAAATAGAAGTATTAACAAGTGGCTATGTTTTCGAAAAAAATCTAGATAAAGCACAATATAAAATAGAATGTAGAGTGGTATATTACCAAGAAGGAGGAAAAAATAATGAATAGAGAATCAATACAAAGACATCAAATAGCAGATTATATAAATATAGGTGGAGCAACAGGTACAGAGAAATATGAATTAATGGGAGCAGGTTTCAATACATTAGACGAAAACCCAGCAGCTCAACTTGATACTAAGGTTTATATTAACGATAAGTCATCTTCAACTACAATTAAGTCATACCAAACACAATTTCCATTTACATCAGATTTAATTAAAAGTGAAGGGGCAGTAATGGCATTATACAACGTTGGAAGAAATCATCTTACTGGGTCAGATGCACAATTTGACTATGTTAAAGTTGAACTATTTCAACCAGTAGACGGAAGTGAAAATACTTATAAGGCTAGAAAATTTAAAGTAAGTTGTGAAGTTGCTGGACTAGCTGGAGCAGGTGGAGAAACTATTGTAGTATCAGGAAACTTAAATGCAGTAGGAGATTTTATCGAGGGTACATTTAATACTACAACAAAAACATTTACTGCAATTTAGTAGGAGGAATATTTAATGAATATTAATGGAATTGAACTGGAATTAGATATATTTGATGCCGATGTGGCGGAAAAATATGATAAAGCAATAAAAAAAGTAATGAATATAGAAGAAGATACAAAAGATATGTCAATTGGAGAAGGGATAAGAACTCAGTGCAGAGCTATCTTTAATGTATTCGATGAACTTTTTGGTGAAGGCACTCATAAAAGAATATTTGGAGATAAAGTTAACTTACTTGAATGCTTAAAGGCTTTTGAGGCTCTCATCACAGGTATAAATGAGAAAAATAAAGAAATTGAACTTATTGCTAATAAGTATTCTTCTAATAGAATTCAAAGACGTTCTAAAAAATAATGAATATTTTAATTGATATTTCGCCTCAAAAAGTTGAAATAGATAATATAGAATATAGAATTAATTATGATTTTCGTACATCAATATTATTTGAGATAATGATGCAGGATGATGAGCTTGATGATAAAGAAAAAATATATAATGCTCTTCTTCTATATTATCCAGTAATACCAGATAATTTAGAGGAAGCAATTAAACAAATTCTTTGGTTTTATAGAGGTGGAAAAGAGATTAATGAAGGAAGTAGTGGAGTATCCATGGGCAAGAGTACAAGAGCATATAGTTTTGAATATGACGATGATTATATTTACTCCGCTTTTTTAACCCAATATGGCATAGATCTTCAGGATATAGAAGATTTACATTGGTGGAAATTTAAATCCATGTTTAAATCACTAAAGGAAGACAATGAAATAGTTAAGATTATGGGATATAGATCTATGACTATAAATAGCAATATGAGTAAAGAACAAAAGGATTTCTACAGCAATATGAAAAAAATCTATGCAATTCCATTAAGTAAATCTGAAAAACAAAAGGTAACAGAAATTGAAAATGCTCTTATGGGAAATGGAGATTTAAGTGGAATACTTTAATTGGGGTATTCTATATAGGAATCAATAGAATAAAAAGTGCTTAGAAAACTAAGCACTTTTTATATTGATAAAGGTGGTGATCTTTATAGTAAAAGTTAAATGTCCATTTTGTAACAAATTATTAATTAAAGCTGATTACATCAAAGGAGAAATAAAATGTAGTAGATGTAAGAGGTTAATAAATATAGAAATAGAAAAGCCAGAGCTTAGAGCCACACCCTAGAGTAGTGAGCCATAGCCTGCTTAATAAAAGGCAGGTGATATTATGTCAAATAGAAATACAAATATAAATGATATAAGCAAAGAGATAAACGTAACATTAAAGAGCATATTAAAAAACTTGGAATCAGCATGTGAAGCAGCTAAAGAAAAAAGTAATAAAACTATGTCAGAGATGGCTGCGAATTACAAATTAGTCATGGCAGGAATTGCAGATTTTAACAATATTAAACCATTTATAGAAAGCATTAAATGGATGAAAAAGGGTTGGAAAGATGCAAAAGATGCTTTAGCCGGGTATGGAGATTTAAGTAGAGTAACTTTAGGTACTCTTAATGGCGGATTACCTATTACAACAATGTTAGTGGGTGTACTAACAGGAGAGATTACTTTGGCTACTGCCGCACAAGCCGCATGGAATGCAGTTATGAATGCTAATCCAATAGTCTTAGTCATTACAGCAGTAGCCGCACTTACTGCTGGGATTGCTGCGTATAGCTCAATGCAAGATAATGTATGTCAGGGCGAGGAAAGATTAAATGAAGCCAATGAAGCTCTTGGAAATTCATATGAAAAAATAGCAACAGGAATAGTTAGTTTCCATGATGGTATAAAAAGTGCTGGCAGTATTTTAGATGGCTTTAATGATTCTATTATAGTAAGTAATGAGGAACAACAAAATTTATCAACTAGAATGGATGAAGTTCAAAGTGAAATAACGGAGATAGCAAGAGCGGCAACAAATGAGCGTGGAAGTTTAACGGAATCCGAAATACAAAGGTTAGATGAATTATTTGTGGAAATGCAAGAGTTAACACAAAGGGAATTAGAAATACAAGAAGCATATCAAGATGTTGTTAAAGACAGAGCTGAAGTCGTCGCTGATACTCATGCTGGTACATTAGAAGAATATCAAACTTATTCTCAAAAACTTATTAACTCAGCGGAAGAAACTAGAGAAGCAGTAATACAAAAAGCGGATGAACAATGTACTGAAGAAATTGCTTTAATAAATGCAAAATATGAAGCGCTTGGAACAATAGGGAGTGACGCATACAATGCCGAAATAGAAGCTGCTAATAATAAATATACTACTTCTGTTGAAGCTGCAAATAAAGAATGCGGAGATACACTTTCTATTATCCAGGAAGGGTATGCGAATAGAGCTACAGCGTTCCAAGAATACACAGAGTTACACGAAGGACTAAAACTAAAAGAAGAAGAATCAGATGCAGCATATCATAGCGCTTTGGAAGAAGAAGAAGCAAGACATAATGAAGCTCTTCGTAGCGGAGGGTTACAAGCTGTGGTAGAGACAAGTCGTCATAGTGAAGCAATGCAACAAATTGAAAATGAACATAATAATGAATTAGCTAGAATAAGAGAAGCGGAAACTGCTAATTTAAATGATAATGTTATAAATCAAGCATCAGCTTTACTTGAGATGGTAGCGAACACTGAATTCTATGGAGGACAAGTGTCTGAAGAAACAAAAACTATGGCTAATGGAATCCTTGATAATTTAGATAAACTACCAGAGGATGCTAGAAAAAGCATGGAAAATGCAATGTCTCCAATGTTAGATGAAATGCAGAAAGCAGAGCCAGGATTATGGGATAAAGCTACAAGCATTGCAAGTGGCATCTTAAGTAGGCTTAACAAAGCTTTCGATATACATTCACCATCTCGAGAAACACGTAAAATATTTAAATACGTAATGCAAGGTGCAGAATTTGGAATGGATGATGAAACATCTAACCTTTACGATCAAACGGATGATATATCTAAGAGCGTTTTAGAGAGATTTAATGCTACTAAATTTGATATGTCTTCTTTAGCTAATAGAATGAAAGCTACAGTTGATTATAATATGTCTAGCACTACTGTTGGTATTGTTGCTAGAAATAATCAGGATGCAAGTACTATAAGCTCTAATTTAAATAGTGATGATATTCAAGAAGATAGCACATTTATAGTTCCAGTATATATGGATAGCGAGAAAATATCCGAGTATACTTATAAAAAAGTTGATGGTAAATTTGCTTTAGCTGGAAAGAGGGTGAGATAGTGTTTATAAACAATATTAATATAAATAACTTTAAGGCAAAATTATTAGATAGAAATATAGGAACCGCTGAGATTGATATTATAAATAATTGGAGCGCTAACTCACTTAGTCCATATATATCTAATAAGTTTAGATATAAATATAAGGTACTTAAACTTACTTTAGATATAATATGCAGTAATGATGATGAGATAGAGACTATGAAGAGTAATATTATTAAGCAATTAGCTATATCAACAATAAAATTTCAGGATATAGACATTTATTATAGGGGTTTTATAAGTGATACTCCATCATCAAAGCATATAGTAGAGGGAAATGAAATTCTAGAAGTGACTATGCTTGTTGTAGCTGAGAAAGAAGAAAAAATTGAAGTTATGAATAGAGTTACTAATAAAACTATAGATGTAGATGGTGATATAGAAACACCAGCTATAGTTGAAATAATACCTTCTATAACTATTGCAGATCTAGTAATAAATGGATTAGGTGATAACCCTATTACTATTAAAAACTTAACAGGTGGTAAAAAAGTAATAATAGGAGAAGATACTGTAACAGTTGATGGGATTAATAAGTTTAATGATTGCGATATGTGGGAATTTCCTAGACTTAAGCCAGGAGCTAATACAATTACTGTTAGTAGAAATAATGTAGATATAAATATTAAATATAAATCTAGATATATCTAGATGAAAAGATGACCAATATGTTAAAAGTAGCTAAGAAGATAGCATTAACAAGAATAAATGAGATAGAAAGTCCACAATTAGCTTACATGGATGAATTTTATAAAAATTTATATATTGGCGAAGAAAAATTAGTTGTAGGAGGTATTTTATAATGATTATAAAATTGAGCAATAACCGAATGGTAAATGATGCTCCAGCCTTAGGAGCAATCTCACAGAAAAATTTACCTATAAAAGTTTCCTATGCTTTAGCTAAGAATATAGCAAAAATAGAAGATGAACTTAAGTTATACAACAAAGAAAAAGAAAAACTTATTGATATGTATAGTATTAAAGACGAAGAGGGAAAACCTTTAATAGAAGATAATAATATAAGGATTGCAGATGAATATATAATGAACTGGAATCGAGATATTGAAGATCTTCTAGATATAGAGAATGAAATAGATATCCATAAATTCCATATAGATGAACTTGTAAACTTTAATTGTGATATGAGTCCAATGGAGTTAATGCTTATAGATTATATGATAGAGGAGTAATCCCTAAAACTCTTGATACAGAGAAAGGAGATTAATAATGCTACAATTATATGACTTAGACAAAGTTAAAATAAGTAATTTAACTTTATATAAAGACCTTAAAATACAAAGTGTTCTTAGCACTGGAGATAAGACACTTTCTTTTCTATATCCTTCTAAATCCTCTGATGAGATTAAAGAAGAGGGGTATATAAGAACTAAAACTCATGAGTTTGTAATAAAAGAAATTTCAACTAATGGAGATTGGAAATCTATTCAAGCAGTTCTTAATGTAGAAGATTTAGAGGGGAAGACTTGGGAACACTTTGATACTTCTGATCAAACCATAACTGAATGTTTGAAACTTGCATTAGCTGGAACTGGTTGGATAATAGGATATTGCAATGAGACTAAAAAGAGAACCATAAGTAAAACTAATTGTAGTACATGGGATATAATCCAAGAGATTAAGAAAACCTATTTTGTAGAAATGGAGTTTGATACACTTAATAAAAGGATAAATATAGCCAAAAAGCTTGGAAATGATAAGGGAGTCTATTTTATAGACTCTCTTAATTTAAAAGATTTAGATGTAAAAAGTAATTCTTATGATTTTTGTACAAGACTCATTGCCATAGGAAAAGATGACTTAAAAGTTACAGTAGAAAATTATCAATATTCTTCTAAAAAGAAAACCATTATATGGAAAAATGAAAAATATACAGATGAAAATTCATTTAGAGAAGATGCAATTGCAAAGTTAGAAGAGTTAAGTAAGCCTTATAAAAGTTATGGAGCTGATATAGTATTTTATCATATGGACTTGGAGATATAATTACACTTATATCTAAAGAAGAAGGTATTAAAGAAAAGCAAAGAATAGTTAAAATGGTAGAATATCCAGATGAACCTGATAAAAATACATGTGAGATAGCAAACACTGTATTGACATTTGAGGATATGCAAAAAGAATATGAAGATACTTTGAAAACTGTAAACAATATTACAAGTAGTAACGGAACTATATCTGAAGGAGCTATAAAGGGTACAGTAGAAAAAATCACAATTAAAAAGGCGGATATAGAGAGCCTTAATGCAGTTGAAATGAGAGTTGGTGATCTCGAAGCTACAAGTGCTACAATAACACAACTAGATGTAGCTAATGCTAATATAGCAGATTTACAAGCTAATAAGGCTAATATAACAGAACTTAATGCTGGTGTAGGAAGGATAGATATATTAGAAAGTAGTGTAGGAGATATAAAAACCCTTGTAAATGGAAATCTTACATCTGACAATATCCAATCTCTGATCCTTACATCCGATAAAGTCACTGTAGACAATGGTTTCATCAAAAATGCCATGATAGATAATTTAGATGTTAGTAAAATTAAGGCTGGAGATATATCTACTAATAAGTTTAAGATAAAATCTGACAATGGTGGAATTGAGATAGTAGGAGCTACACAACAATTTAAGGATAAAAATAATAGAGTTAGAATACAGATGGGGCAAGATGCTCTAGGGAATTTTAACTTTATTTTGCGTGGAGAAGATGGAACAACTACTCTTATAGACCACACAGGTATTAAAGAAAAGGCTATTGCAAATGACTTAATAAAAGGAAATATGATATCTGAAAATGCTGTAGGTGGTAAGCAAGTAGATTACAATAGTTTCACTGAAGAGTTCAACAAGGATACTAACACACATACTTTAAAATCTTCTAAGGTACTGTTAGATAAAAATAATCAAACATTGGATATAGCTTTTAATCAACTTGATACCAAAGTAGATAGTGCTCCTCCTAGTATAACTACAGATAGTTCCATAACTAAATTGGATGGAGCTATCGATGGAATGTTGAAACTTAATAGTATTAAGGGGAGGACATTGCAGAATTTATTTAAACCGAGTTTTGATATTATAGCTGGAAGTGGTGGAGCTTATTGGTATTTTAATAATATACACTCAATTCAAGATTTGAGTAATAAAGTAATAACATTAATAAATCCCACACCTAGAGAAATAAGGTTTAATGTACATGATTTAAATGATACTTTTGTAACTTTTTATAATATACCAGCTTTAACAGTTAAAGTTATGACTTTCGAGGCTTCACGCAGAGTAAAAGCTGTAATTGGATTTGCAGACAAAGGGTGGACAGAAGCGAACAAAACAGAGTTAAAAGGTATGATTCCTGAAGGTGACTGGACTAATAAAGAAGTTCCTTATTTTGAAGGTATAAGAAGTGTAGGAGAAAATGGTGAAAATTTAGAACTTGTAAGTTGTGGTAAGAATTTATTAAATGGAGTGGTAGAGGATAAAGAATACACAACGACAGGTACTTCATCACCTGTAATTCTAACTGACTACATCAAGGTAGACAAGGACAAAAATTATATTCTATCGGCATATATAAAAGATGAGCTACCACACACAGACACTACAGGCAGTGGAATATTAAGATTAGATATTTATAACAGTGCTAAAGTTTTGATAACAAATATAGGTGTTAAAGGAACTGTTACAAAAGAATATACAAGAATGAACTCAGATGTAATCAGTCTACCTAGTGAAGCTAAATATATCAGATTGAATTTCAGACACGCTAATGGTAGTGTAGGCACTATTAAGAACGCACAATTAGAAGAAGGAACAATTGCAACAACCTATGAACCATACCAAGAACACAGACAACCTATAAGCTTAACCGAACCACTTAGATGTTTACCTAATGGCATAAGAGATATTGTAGATTTTGAGAAAGGTGTAGTGGTTAAGAATGTAGGTAAAGTTGTTCTGAATGGTAGTGAAATTTGGAGATATACTTCAAGTGGAGCAAATGAACATATTTATGTTACGGTTCCCGGATGTAAAGAGGGACATGGTCAATATCTTGTTTGTGATAGATTTAGCAACAGTCGTGTAAGTTGGCCTTTAGCTCCGCCTAATACGGTTACTACGTCAAGTAGTACTACTGGCCAGATAGGATTCAATTTTTTAATTGGAACCTATACGCTAGAAACTTGGAAAGCTTATTTAAAGGCTAACCCAGTAACAGTTTATTATCAGTTAGCAATACCAGTAGAAGAATCAATTAATGTAGAGCAATACATGAAGCAATTCAAGGATGGATATTTTAATATTGATGGAAGTCTAATTAATCCAACTACAGAACTAGAATATTCCACAAGCCTTGCAAGTGCATTGTCCACAATGAAAGAGGTTACAGAGAGTAATACTACATCTCTAAACATTCAACAAGGTAAGATAAGTGCTCTTATCTCCAACACTACAATAGTTAAAGATGGACAGACCATACAACTTAAAGATTCTTATAACTCTACTGTGGCAACAGTAAACTCTATAAATAATGTAATTAGTAGCCATACAAGTACTATAGATGCCCTAACAGGTCAAGTACTTGGAGTAGAAACAAAGACAAATGAAGTAAAAAGAGATTTAGATGGTACTGTTGCAACTGTTAGTGGTCATACTACGAGTATAAATGGACTTAATAGTACAGTTAACACACAAAGTTCTAGTATCAGCCAACTACAAAATAGTATTAAGCTAAAAGTAGAATCAACAGAAGTTACTAATATTGTTAATGGTGCTATAGATGGAATCGAGGTTGGTGGTAGGAATTTATTTTATAATAGCAAGTTTGATGAAAATACTAATAAGTGGGCTTCAGCAGCAACAATTGTTGAGAAAGATGGATTTAAATGTGCTAAAATCTCCTCTACTAGCTTTAAAGCAACTCAAACAAATTGTCAGAGTATATTAGGGAAAGTTATTACAGGCGAAACTTATACAATGAGCGGGTGGGTCAAAACCCAAAATATAATTAAAGGGACCACTAATTATACAATAATGTTTTATTTAGATGGTCAATATAATAATAACGGGACTTCATCTTGGTATGGGATAGGTTCTAAGGAACTAGCACCTAACCATGACTGGACTTTAATTAAATATACATTTACCGTTCCAGAAAAATATTCATTAGCAACAAGTGCTACTGCATTTGTATACTGTAGAGATTTTACTGGTGATGTATACTTTAAAGAATTAAAACTAGAAAAAGGCAACAAAGCCACCGATTGGACACCAGCTCCAGAGGACACACAAGAGCAAATAACATCTGTATCTAAAAGAACAGCTACAATAGAAACTAACTTAACTGGTATTACTAGCAGAGTATCTAGCGTAGAGCAGACTACAAGTACTATAGGTGGTAATGTAACTAGCTTACAAACAAGAATGTCTACAGCGGAACAAAAGATAACAGATAGTGCAATAATATCTACTGTAAGCAATACATTTATAAGCAAAGAAGATGCAAGTATTACTTATGCTACAAAAGCAAGTATGACGCTAACAGAGAGTCAACTAAGATTGGATTTTAGCGCAAGTGGTGGGTATAACTATTACTTAAGAAAATGCTATACTGCTAGATTAACTGGAACAGCTACTATATATCAAGATTCGGTAGATGGATTTGATGAAAGGTGTAAAGGAACTAGAATAGTTGCTCCCGCGTTATTTGAAAGTAGATTTCAAAAAGTAATTCCTAAAAACGGAACGTATTCTATTTCTTTCTATGCGAAAGCGAATAACGGAAACTATCCAACAGTACAAGTCCAGTTATGCGATAAAGTAGCCGGGGAAGTGTATATAACAAATGTATGGAAGTTATTTAAGATAGAAAATGTAACTATAAGTAATTGGAGCGACATATACAGTTTTATGGACATAAGGGTTAATTCAAACTACTACTGGGATTTTACATTATCTCATATATGTATAAATGATGGACCTGTTGCATTGCCATGGTCTCCTAATGCAACGGAGATATATCAAGGTTCTACTCAAATTGATGCCAATGGAGTGACTATTTACAACGGAGCAATAGATGTTAGGAACAGAGCAGGGGCATCTGTACTTAAAGGTGATGCTAATGGAGATCTAATGGTAAGAGGTAATCTTTATGCAGACCCAGCCAATCCAATTTTACACTTATTTGAAGGGTGTAGCTTGGATGCAACTTATAATAACGAGCAAGGTATAGGAAGTGCGGTAAGACTTAAATGGAACGCTAGCAACTATGTTTATGTATCGACAAATGATGTGTCCATATTCCAAAATGGGAACAGATATTATGAATTTACACCTGGGTACCTTTCCATTGTTCCATCTACGACATATTTTGCGAATCAATGTAAGATAGATGCCAGCGGTGGTACTTTTAGATTTTATGTATCCAAGACAACAGATACAGGTATAAGAATATTAGGAGATGGTACAGTTAGCTTTTTAGTTAATGGTACTGCAAAGCATGTGTTTTATCCTGGTGGAACGAAAGCAGGGGGAACTATAGAAGTGGATGGAGTTAACTTAGGAATGTCTCCTATAGATTCTCCAAAAGTGTTACTGGAAGATGTTCTATTCGATATAGATATACAAGAGGAAGGAACTACAGTAGTTTTAGATAGTACATTCCTTAAGACTATATCTACTTATGCAGTATTCTGTAGTAATCATAATGTTAATATAGTATCTAAAGATAGAACTAGCTTTGCAGTAAGAGGATATACAGGAAAAGTAGACTTTAGAGTTATAGGCTATCGTATTGGGTATGAAGAACAATATTATCAAGTTGTGAGTTAAGGGATTAGATTAAATTCTAGTCTCTTTTATTATGTAAAAAGGAAGGTGTAGAATGAGTGAAGGTGATGCAATACAAGAGGTTAGAGAGAGTTTAATAGAGATAAAAGGCTTACTTAAAAACATGAATGATACTAATGAGCTTAAACTAAAAAACTTTGAAGAGAAAATAAAGGGCGCAAACAATAGAATTTCAGATTTAGAAGATGCTAACAGATGGTTATGGAGAGCAGTTGCTGGAGCTTTAATAAGTGCAGCAATTGCTTTTCTAATTAATTTCAAGTAAAAAGGAGAAATATTTATGGATTTTATTAACTACATTACAGAAAATGCTTTAATTTTAATACCAGTATTATTAGTAATTGGAGCTATACTTAAGAATACCGAAAGGATAAAAGATAAGTATATTCCAGTAATTTTATTACCTATAGGTATTATATTAAGTGTATGGGTTATGGGTGGATTTAGTGCAGATAGTGTTATACAAGGTATATTGGTAACTGGAGCTACAGTATATGGAAACCAATTAATTAAACAAATATCTAAAGAGTAAGGAACTTTACTCTTTTATTTTAAGGAGGAATGGACTATGAAATTAAAAGGTATAGACGTATCACATCACCAGGGAGTTATTGATTGGGCCAAGGTAAAATCACAAATAGATTATGCAGTATTAAGTGTAGGTTATGGAGATAACATAACAAGCCAAGATGATAAACAATTCCATAGGAACGCCAAGGAATGCGTTAGACTCGGGATACCATTCGGGATTTATATTTATTCTTATGCAATGGATACAAAGCAAGCATATAGTGAAGCAGAGCACGTATTAAGAATGATAAAAGGTTATAAATTAGATTATCCAGTTTACTTTGACTTAGAAGATGCAGGAACTACAGGTAAATGTTCTAATAAACTTATAGCAGATATGGCAGAGATGTTTTGTAATGCTATAGAAAAGGCTGGTTATTGGGCTGGTATTTATGCAAACACTTCTTGGTTTAGTAACAAATTAACAGATACTAGGTTTAACAATTGGGTTAAGTGGGTAGCTCAATATAACACTGTATGTACTTATATAGGCAAACATGATATGTGGCAGTATGCTAGTGATGGTAGGGTAAACGGAATAAGTGGCAATGTAGATGTTAACTATTGCTATGTTGATTATCCTGCTCTAATTAATCCTAAAGCTAATGTATCTAAACCAATAGAATCAAAACCGAATACAGATAGCAAAGAAGATAAAAGATTGGATTATATTATACAGTATTCAAATTCAACAGACCAAGCTATAGCGGAGGTAATGGCAGATAGGTTAAACTGTCCAACTATAAACTGCTTAAGACTATATGCTTACTATGGACAGTATAAAACAGTTATTGCAGTAGGAGAGGCTAAGAATAAGAGTGGACATACTAATGTACTTATCCAGGGGAGTAATAGACAAGATACACTGGATAAAGCTATAGCTTATTGTAAGAGCTTAGGGAGATAA